CAGCGGCGCACTGGAGAGCCGGGCAGAGCCAACCCAGTTCGACACCATGAGCCTCGAGCAGCTGCGAGAATTTATAACGACCAATACCGGTCACGCTCCGCACGGCTCGCTCAATCGCAAGACGCTGGTGCGGATGGCAACAGAGGCCCAGCAGAAAGTTGACTGATGTCCCTTTTGTCGGTGGTGAAGGATGTATGCGAGGTCGTCGGCGTCACCCTTCCGACGTCCGTGTTCTCCAACATCACCGGCAACAGGACCATGCAGGAGATGCTGACGCTCGCCAACGAAATGGCGCAGCGCATCGCCTACGACACGCGCGAGTGGAATATCCTCAAGTCAACGAAAAGGTTTCTTGGTGACGGCACTACAGAAGCATTCGACATGCCGTCCGACTACCAGCGCATGCTGCTCACATCGAACGTGTGGCGATCGACGACGCCGTCAGTGCAGATGCGGTTTATCCCGGACCTCGACGAGTGGGTGAACCGCCGCGCACGCGGCTACTACGACAATCGCGGCGAGTGGATCATCTACGGCGGCCAGATGCACATCGTGCCGGTGCTGGGCGTCGGCGCCAGCGCATACTTTCCGTACCTGACGAAAAACTGCGTCACGCTGGCGGCTGGCGGCACCGGCAATGAGTTCAAAACCGACAACGACAGCTTCATCCTTGGCGATCGCATCCACAAACTGGGTATGATCTGGCAGTGGAAGGCGCAGAAGGGTTCGCCCTACGCCGAGGACATGGGTACCTACGGTGATGCACTGGTGATGATGATGGGCGCGGATAGTCCCGCTCCAATCATTGCCGGGCGCTCGCCTGTCTCAACCAACGCCGCCGTTGCGTACCCGTGGCCGGTGCCGACGCCATGAGCCAGCATCAGGCATTCAGGCGCACGGCAGTCCCGCAGCAGGTCGCGCAGACGCTGCAAACGATCACGATCGCGGCGCCGACGCGCGGCATCGTGCTGAGTGAGAATTTTACCTACATGCAGCCCGGCGGCGCCATCGCTCTCGACAACTGGGTGCCGACGCTGCGCGGCGTGAAGCTGCGCGGAGGATGCCAGCGGTGGGCCGATCTGCCGCAGCAGCTGCCAGTGATTTCCGGCTTTGAGTACGTCACCCACGCCTCCTCGCGCATGTTCGCGGCAACGCAGGACACGCTCTACGATGTCACCGTTTCCGGCTTTCCAGAAATCATCATGGATGGTCAGGGATCTGGAAACTATTCAGCCTCTCAGCTGTCGAACCAAGGCGGCGACTACCTGATGGCTGTCAACGACGAGGGCGACTTTCCGCTCCGCTTCGACGGCACGGCGTGGACGAAGCTGAACACAGGCGAGATCAACGCCATTGCCGGGTCCGCCGTCGAGGCTGGCAGAAACCTCACTTACGTTTGGAAATATCGCAATCGCTGGTTCTTCATCGAGAAGGACAGCATGAATGCGTGGTACCTGCCACTCAACGCCATCCAAGGCACGCTGCTGATGATCCCGCTGTCGGGCGCTGCCACCAAGGGCGGCACGCTGCTATTCGGCGCCACATGGTCGATCGACGCCGGTGACGGCACCGACGACAAGTGTGTGTTCATGACTGATCAGGGTGAAGCAATCATCTTCACCGGCAGCGACCCGTCCACCTCAGATAACTGGCGGCAGGAAGGCCGCTACACGGTCAGTGCCCCCATGGGCATGAACGCACACATTCCGATCGGCGGCGACATGCTGATCGGCTGCGTGGACGGCATCATCCCGCTCTCGCAAGCCATCACCAAGACCGCTGACCAGCTCGAGCTGGCTGCCGTCACGCGCACCATCAAGCCGATGTGGCGGGACATGGTGACGCAACGCCGCCTGTATCCGTGGACGATGAAAAAGTGGGATGAGTTTGGCGGAGTGTTCGTCACATGGCCGGGAGGTGTGCCCGGCGCTCACTACGCTGGCTGCGCCAATAGCGCCACCGGAGCGTGGGGCCGCATCGTTGGCTGGGATGCCATGTGCTGGATGTATCTGGGTGGCCGCATGTTCTTCGGCACTCAGGACGGCAAGATCATGGAGGCAAATCGCGGCGGCTACGACGATGGTCTGCCGTACACGGCGAGCATGATTGGCGGCTGGGAAATGTTTCAGCAGACGTCAACGACCGTCGTCTGGCATCAGGCGCGTGCGTCGTTCATAGCCGAGAGTGGTCAGCCGTTCGTGCCGCAGCTCGCCGCTTGCACCGACTACGTCATCCGTGTTCCGCCGCCGCCTCCCGCCGGTGCAGACCCCGGCATTCCAGACGTCTGGGATCAGGGCAAGTGGGATCTGGCAAAGTGGGACCAGCCAGCAGGAATGTTCACACAGTCGGTGAAGAACACCGGCTGGGTGTCGATCGGTGAGACCGGCTTCTCGCACGCGCCGATCTGTCAGGTGACGGTGGCGCAGCTGGCGACACCGTTTGTCGAATTGGTTTCTATCGCCGCCACGTTCGAGCGACTTGGCGTGAACGTCTAGGGAGTGAGTGATGGCCGACGCACCTCCAGTTCCGGTAGATCCGGCAGCAGCAGATCCGGCGGCTACTCCGCCGATCGGTAACCTGTTCCAGACCTACGATCCCGGCACGACGTCTGACCTGTTCGCGCCAGCCTACATCCATGGCTACAAGCCATCGACCGACGCTGTGTCGGCGTGGATGGCGGCCAATCGCGGCATGACACGCGCCGACGTCGATGCCACGCGCATCGCGCAGCCGTGGACAGATCCAACCAAGACGCTGGGAGGTGACGGCGTCTACGGCGGCCCGATACAGGCCAACCAAGTCTACGGCGACAGCCGAGGCATGGTTGACCCGGAGGCGCTCAAGGTCTGGTCGCAAGGCGGTCACTACGACATGAACGCAAGACGCAACGCGATCGCGGCAAGGCTGGCAGCAAACGCTGCCGCAGCATCAGCGGCTCCGCCGCCAGCTCCTGCTGATCCCACCGGCGGAATGAAATTTATATTCGACTAATGCTCTCGTACCTGTACGGGCACGATGCACTGGTGGCGCAGTTTGTGGCGCAGCTGGTGCCGCATTGCCATCGCGGCTTTCCGCCCGAGGCTCGCGGCATCGGCGTGCTCAACGAGAGCGGCGTCCTGATCGGCGGCCTCGTCTACCACAACTACGACGATGACAGCGGCCTGATCGAGCTGACCGGCGCCGCCATTGACCCGCACTGGCTGATGCGCGGCACGATCGAGCGCATGTACCGCTATCCCTTCATCACATGCGGCTGTCAGATGCTCGTGCAGCGAACGCCGATCGAGAACGAGCGGCTGCTGCGCCAGCTCGCGGTCTACGACTACATCTTCATCAGGGTGCCGCGCATGTTTGGTCGCGGCAAGGACGGCGTCCTGTGTCTGCTGACGGCAGAAGATTGGGCGAATAATCGCTTCAACAAACGGTTCAAGCATCACCTGACGCCAGACACGGCACCAGCTGACGCTCTGGAGGAGGCAGCATGATCAACTACGCAAACCCGCAGGGCGTCGGCGCTACGGCAATGCCGACAGGCCCAGCTAATCCGATGCCGCCGGGCGCCAACCAGCAGCGCAACGCCATCACATCGGCGTTGATGAATGTGGCAAACCCATCGCCCCGCACGATGCCCGGTATGGGCGCTGGCGGCGGCTACCGTCCAGACCTGTCTAGGCCGCCTAATGTGCTGGGGCAGTCCATGCCCAGCCCGTCAGACCCGCTCAACGCCGCCGGTGCCATGCCGGGATCTCAGCCGCCCGGCATCATGGCGCAAGCTGGTATGGCTCCGAGCGGCATGGGTGCGCCGCCCATGGGCGGGCCGCCCATGGGCGGTCCTCCGGTTGGCATGGGCGGAGCTGGGCCGGGTCCGGGTCCGGTCATGCCGCCGACGCCAGCCAGCGGTCTGCCGCAGGGGCCGCAGCCAAACGTGCCGGGCCTCGTGGGTCCGCAGCCGCTGATGCAGCAGCCGGGATCGCAACTGATGCAGCCGGGAACCAATCCGGGGAATTACTGAGATGGGTAAGTCAGCGCCGTCGCCGCCACCGGCACCTAATCCGGTCGATACTGCCAGAGCCTCGACGTCAACAAACGTCGCGACGGCGATCAGCAATGCGTTCCTGAACAATACCAATCAGGTCACGCCGGATGGCTCGCTGAACTACGATGTGACCGGCAACTACATTTGGAACGACCCGTACACCGGCACCAACATCAACATCCCGACGTTCACGGCGACACAGACGCTGTCGCCAGAGCAGCAAGCCATTCAGGAGCAGTCGAACGCCACCAAGATGAATTTGGCTGGCATGGCGAACGCACAGAGCGGACGCCTGTCGCAGTGGCTGTCCAACAACATCGACACCAGCGGCGCCCCTGCTTCCGCTGACCCAAGCCAGATCAGTGGTTTGCCGCAAGCGGCGACGACGTTTG